CTTTCCCGCCTGTACACCCTCAAGCCATTTAATCGCCCGTTCGTAGCGTTCCTTTCGGATTTCACTGCCCATTTTCTGCGGCATGGCTGCCGTCATGTGGTAGAGGGCGATGTCGCAGGCATACATCACGATGAGCTGGTTGCGGTTATCACCTTCAGCTTTGAATGCTGCCTCGGTGTCGTATACAGGGCGCAGGTACCCAGCTATCTCCTCTATGGCCTCTCGCTCGGCACCTGCCCGTATCTTGGCCGATGTCTGCGAAACAACTTTTAAAGCGGCTTCGCCGATTACTACCCGATAGTCTTCATCTGTTACAAACATAAGCTACAATGTTATATATAATGATTTGCGTTCGATGTCGGCGGCGGTCATTCCTTTTCTGAATACTCCACCTGCGACGAACTTTTTGATATCCTGTTTGGAAATGACTTCAAGTCTTCCCTTGATCACGATGACCATATACTTGCGGTGCGTAATGTGACGCAGATAGTCTGCTTTCCTGACTGCACGCTTGAACTTCCAAGCAAAAATGATGTCTTTGATTATTTTTTTCATCTTACCAACTGTTTTTTGATGTTCTTCTTTTACTGAATTGTGGTTGAAAACTTTCATGCCGCGTGGTGCGCTGCAACTGCCAGATTGCGCCTTCGTCTGCGTCTGGTGCATCATCGTTGCCGCTCATGCCCTTTTCGAATGCCAGCGTCTGCGCAATGCCGGCCTGCATGTCCGGGTCTTCTTTCTGCGAGAGGTCATAGAAGACAAAGCCGCGCTCCCATAGCGGGCTGATAGCTTCCACGCGCTGGAACTTGTCCGGCTTCTTGCGCTTGTCGCCCGTGATGGGTAGCTGATAGCCGCGCTGGGTGCCCTCTATCGTGAAATCATCAAGGATGATATCCTGCATGAAGCTGGCCTCCATCATGAAGCGGATAGAGATATTTTTTTCAAGACTCCACTCGTAAAGGTCGTAGCACCAGCGTACGAGTTCTGCCACAGATGCTTTCCTGACAAAGGCCCGCAAGTGCCACAGCTGTGACTTATACTTTCCCCACAGCTTCGCCGCCTTGGTATCATTTGTCTTCTTGCTTTTCCACGACGGGTCTATGTAGAGCACGAGTTCGTCAAAGTCGCGCCATGCCGGGCGCTTAGCATATTTTATCCATTCCTGCTTGAAGACCGTACCCTCGATGATGGGGTTGTGCATCATTTCCTTTTCCCATGCGCGGTAGCCTACGAATTCGGCATAAGTCCGTGCCTCCTCCTTCGTCCATTTTTCGCGCCATGTAGGGTTGCCCTCACCATCGACAGCCTTCACTTCTGACACATGTACACCTTTAGTCTTGCAGATGTCAGCCAATACCGAGGTCTTCGAGATAAGGTTTCCCACCATGATAAAGCGGCCGCGGCCCACGTCAAGTGCACCGAAAAGGGCTTCCTTCACCCAGTCCGTCATTTCGCGCACGCGGCGTGGGTTACGGCAAAGTTCATCATCATCGAGGTCGTCGATGACGATATAGTCCGGGCGTGACTCACGCTTTCTCAAACCACGCGGTGACTGCCCACGTCCACACGCCAGGAAATGCACTCCGTCCTTAGTCGTGAACTCCCCCTCGGTCCAGTCGCCCATTGACATCTGTTTTCCATAATCGGCGATGATACGCTTATTGTACTGGAGCTCTGCCTGAATGTCGCCAAGGAGTCGGTTTGCGCTGTCCTCGGACTTGCCGACAACGACCATGAAGTCAATCAGGCGTTTAGGCTGGAACATCAACCACAACGGTGTAAAAATGTCCATATGCGTGGACTTGGCATGTCCTCTGGGCCATTTGAATACCGCTTTTAAATTAGGCGTGTTCTTCACTTTCAGTGCAGCAGCATTGTGAAAGGGTGCATTGTGTACGATACGCACGACTTCCCCCGTAACCTTGTCACGCTGTTGCAGGAAATGCGGGAAATAATACTCGCAGAACGCTGCATAGTCCTTTTGCAGTCTGCGGATACGCCGCTCTTTCTCAACGACCGTCTCGCGGACGAGGCTCCGGGTATCGGTGATGCTCTGTATCTGCCGGCAGTGTTCCTGCCACTCCAGCTGCATCTGTTTGAGTTCTGCAATCGTAGCCATACTTGTTGTGTATTATAATGTAGACGGGTTCTGCATACGCTCCATGAGGAACTTGTTCTGATACTTATTAATCGCCTTGATGAGTTCAGGGGTGATTTCGGGATCATAAGAAGCCTGATCCTGTATCCACCGGTTAAATGCCATGAACACCTCTATAGCGTCAATGACATTCGCCTTCTTATCAAGTTTCTCAATTGTTGATGAGAGCTTGGACAGCTTGTCAGCTAATGAACCGACAAGTGTAGGATCATTCGATTTATTCACATTCTCTATCATTCCGTCAATGGTGAGCAGGAGTTTGTTCACTAATTCAGGACGCGAGATATTCTTTGCAGCACGCGCTTCCTTCCACCCCTCCGTGTTGGCCCACCTGGAGACGGTGACGCGCGATACGTCTACTTTGTCGGCAATCTCATTCTGCTCCATTCCCGAGAGGTAGAGTGACCGGGCGAGCGATTTTTTCTTTTCAGTTTCTTTTGTCATTTCGCTATAATAATGTTTGAATTATGCCTGCAAAATTGGTCTAAAATATTGACACTTAAAAGAAAGTGTGCAATGCTTGCATACTATACTGCAATGCTTGCACTGTTATTTGCTCTGCTGTGGATTAACTTGTAATATTGCAGCATCAAATTTTACAAAACAATGGGAAAAAGAGTAAGAATTTCAAATGAAAGCCTGAACTGCTACGGCTTTCGCGTACTGACAGCAGGCATTGATGTGGAACAGTACAAGCGAAACCCCGTACTTTTATATATGCACGAGCGCGGCAATGTCGTTGGCTACGTGAAAGACCCGAAGGTGGAGAATGATGAGATAACGGGAGAACTGATGTTCGACTGCGCTTCGGAACAGAGTGAGCGCTGTCAGAAGCAGTTCGAGTTCGGCAGCCTGCGTATGGTCAGTGCAGGGCTTGAGATTATTGAGACCAGCGAAGACCCTACAATGCTTGTACCCGGACAGACTCGTCCAACGATTACGAAGAGTCGCCTCATCGAGGTGAGCGTGGCCGATGTGGGGGCCAATGACGATGCAATCGTACTGGAAAAAGACGGGAAGCGGATAACTTTAAGTAAGGACGGAACCTGCGGGCTCCCCCTTATCAATCAAAATAACAATCAAAATCAAGAAGACATGGAACAGAAAGTCATTGCCCTGCAGTTGGGGCTGCCGGAAACGGCAACGGAGAAAGAGATTAACGAGAAGCTGGCACAGCTGACGGCCGTGCAGCAGGAAAACGACACCTTAAAGGCGGAGGCACAGAAGCTCACAGAAGCGCGTATTGCGCAGTTGGTTGACAATGCTATCGCTGAAAAGCGTCTTGACGCGCAGCATAAGGAACAGTTTGTGGAGCTGGGCAAGAAGATTGGTACCGAGGAGTTGGAAAACACCTTGCAGGCTATGAAGCCACAGGTGAGGCTGTCTTCAATGCTTGGGCATCATGGAAGTGCCCCTGTATCAGATAGTGAAAAGACCTACACGAAACTCAGTGAAGTACCGGCTGACGAACTTGTGAAGCTGCGTGCCGAGAACGTGGAGGAGTACAAGAAGCTCTACGAGGCAGAGTACGGCATGAAATGCGAACTTTGAAAGGCAAAGAAATAAAAGTAAGAAAGTAAAAGTAAAAAAATGAGTAACATGAAGAGATTAGTTATGAAATTAATGATTGCATTGCTGGTCAATGTGGTTGTAGGAGGTTTGATAGCCTTAGCTGTAGGCGTTGCGCCCTGGATAGGTGCGGTGGCATTGAATGTGATTGCCATTGCCGTAGGTGCATGTCTGCCCAAGGATGCCCTGCGTGTGGGTGTCTTTACGGAAGTATGGACAGGCGAGTTGGTAAAATCGCTGCGCGGTGGGCTGGAAGGATCATGGCTTGACGGTGTACCTGATCAGAGTACAATCGTCAACAATGACGTGATACACCTTGTAGAGGTTGGCGTAGACCCTGATGTGTTAATCAATAATACAACCTATCCGATACCTTCGCAGGCGCTTGAGGATAAGGATATCGCCGTGAAGTTGGATAAGTTCCAGACAAAGGTGACGCCTATCACCGACGATGAGCTCTATGCGGCAAGCTACGATAAGATGGCACGCGTAAAAGAGAGTCATGCCAACGCCTTGAACGACTCGAAGTTCACCAAGGCAGCTCATGCCCTCTGTGCACAGCAGGACAGTGCCAAGACTCCCATTCTGAAAACCACGGGCGAACGTGATGCCACGACAGGTCGCCTGCGTCTGACAATGGCTGACGTGGTGGCATTGAAAGCCGCGATGGATAAGTTGGGTGTGCCGGCAGAGAACCGCCGTTTGGTACTCTGTCCGGATCATGTAAACGACCTGCTGCTTGTCAGTCAGACCTTCCGCGAGCAGTATAATATTGACCGCGCTACGGGTAAAGTGGGTAAGCTTTACGGCTTCGATGTCTATGAGTATGCCAATACGCCACTCTACACACAGGCAGGCAAGAAGAAGAACTTGGGCGTGGCTGCCGGGGACGGCGAGTTCAACTGCTCATTTGCATTCTACACTCCACGTGTGTTCAAGGCCACTGGTTCAACCAAGATGTACTACAGCGAGGCTGCAACCGACCCAGAGTATCAGCGCAACAAGATCAACTTCCGCCACTACTTCCTCTGCATGCCAAAGAAGGGAGATGCCGGCGTAGTGATGATGAGCGGATACAAGGCTTCTTAATCGTAAGAATTGAATGAGCAAGGCAATGCAATACCTTGTTATCCACTGCACAGCCACCCCCGAGGGGCGTGAGGTGAGCGCGGACGAAATACGCCGCTGGCACACTGCGCCCCCTCCTGCAGGCCGTGGTTGGAAACAGGTAGGCTATACAGACATGGTGCACTTGGACGGAAGCGTGGAGCGACTCGTTAATAACAATGAGGACGCACAGGTGGACTCATGGGAGGTGACCAACGGTGCTGCAGGCTATAACAGCGTGAGCCGTCACATTGTGTATGTGGGTGGCTGTGACAAAGCCGGGAAGCCGAAGGATACGCGCACAGCAGAACAGCATGAGGCGTTGAAACGCTATGTGGAGGACTTCCACGCGCGGTTCCCGCAGGTGAAGATTGTGGGGCATCATGAATTGAACCCTGGTAAAGCCTGCCCGAGTTTTGATGTTCCAACTTGGCTGCGCTCGATAGGCATCCGACAAGTTTAACGATAAAAA